CGACCCCACTACGAGGGACATGAAAAGTGTTGTGGAACACCCACTGATCCAGAGCATGAATGATAGTATTCACAATCCACGTAATCATATATTCGTGGCTCGCTATCCAATGGACGGCGGACCAGCTGAATGCAGATGGTGTGATTATTCGCGATTAGAACATACAACATTTCGGTACACACGCGAGGAAAAAAGGATAGCACGTATGTTCCTCATCATAGGTGTTGTGCTCGGTAATCTAATGGGACTTGCTGAAGTATTTGCAGTACAACATCTAAAGCAATCCTAAAAACAGAAAACTATATAGTGACTGATGATATACTGATCCCTGTACGCTGATCGTAGTTCCAAGGAAAATTCTCTTTCCTGCGTGTTGTCCGGGAACTATCATCCGCCCGGAAACAAATCTTTCTCCCCGCTGTCTTATCAGTAACTCAGCTAATGTTACCCTATGTAAATTGTAGTTCGGTGATCCAATAAAATCGTCTTTTTACACTTTCTCAGTACCCGCCCGCTCATCTATGATCAGTACTCCTTGATCAATGATAAAACAGTCCAAAACCCGGAAAATCCTGAACTAGACGATGATATATAGATCGTATACAACAGATCAACGACCTGCGATCTAATTCTACTTCAGTAACTACAAACACTACATGTAATACTTGTAGTTATGAACTACATTCCGTGGTCTATTCGTGGTATCAGTGATCATAACAAACGTTGGCTGAAGGCAGAAGCCGCCCGCAGGAACATAACAATAGGTGAATGGCTAAACCATATCTTAGATCTATATAGTAATAAATCGGTCACCAAACATAAGAAAACGAAAAATAATCATAACACTACAAACACTACAAGTAGTAAAAGAACTACAGTCGTTGATCGGCCTTATTATGTCGATGCGTATGGGCACGTTATTCGTAGATCTGATGGTCAGAGAGTGGACCCAAGAACAATAAATATTGACGATGTAGATGATTCCGGAGTTACTTACTAACCGGAATTCTTCAGTATGATAGTACGATCGTATACATGCGATCTGCGATCCGGAAAATCCCACGGGTCGTCATGATAGTACGATCGTACGCTACTGATCGCTATTCCGCCCCACTAACTGGCCCCACTACGGGGGTAAAACGGTCACAGATCGCGCACAAGCCATCTATAGTTCAAGCATTACGAGTAATGCACAGCAAACTGAACTGCTGATCGCTTGTGCACGATCTGTACCCCCCGGAAAATCCCAGCACGATCCATGATAGTGCCTCCGCGGCCAGGTAAGGGGCCGACCGGCGACGGCCCGTATGTAACACGAGCAGCAACGGCACGGCCTGCTGCATTGCTACACCTGCTACAACGTTGCCCAGGTTACGTTGTAACACCTGCAACGACGCGGCGCGGCAACGTACAGGGCTCTCCTGGGCAATGGGTCGATCCAACTACTAGCCGCAGCACGTAGTTTCTGTAACGCGTTTGCAACGCCAAACCCCTAGTAATGGGCAATGCGTAGACCGATAATGGCCCTGCCACCTAAACAGGTGAGCTACGGATCGGAGGATCACTCAGGTGGTCAAGGACAAACTGGCCAAGGCTAGCGCCAAAGGTAAGACGACCAAGGTAGAGGCAACGCCAGCCAAGGTCGAGACGACGGCAATCGCCGAGCTAAACGCGGCAACGTTGAAGCTTGGCAAGGTGATATGGGGCGCATGGACCAAGGGCAAGCTTTACATCGCTCTGGGCATCCGCGAGAAGACAGCAACGGGTACGGGGACGCGAGCGGCAATGTTGGCTGTAGCCGCTTACGGCTACAAACAAGGTGAGGGCCGATTGCTGGCCCAAGCTGTGCGGGCGGCAATGGGTCTCAATCCCCACGTTGGTGGCATCGACTTCCCTTGGTTGGAAAAGAACCACAATGTGGCAACAATTACGTCCTCGGCAACGGTTAGGCTGGATGCCAAGGATGGCAAGATGCGGCTACTGGCTGTAACTGCCTCCACGGCCACGCGCAAGGCTAGTGCGGCCACGCGTATTGCCAAGGCCAAGGCCGACCCACAACGCGCCAATGGCCCTGTAACGGTCAAGGTCGATAAGGCCGCTCGCAAGGTGGCGCGCGCCATTGAATCGGCAACGGTACGCAATGTAAGGCGTGCGGCCAATCGGGCCAAGCAAGCCGCCCAGGGCAAGCTGGCAACGTTGGCGGCAACGCCTGAACCGACCGATGCCGAACTGGCCTCGCTTGAGGCAGCACTGAACTAAGCAATGTGGGCCAGCAATGGCCCACCATTCCCCAATGGTGACGTATGAAGATTGAGCAGTACGTGTTTGCGTTGTTTGTGGTCTTGATGATCCGCTGGGCAATGGCAATCTGATGTGCGGTCGATGTGGCAAGGCGCACGACCCAAGGTTCGTACCATGCAACCATGCGGCAAGGTGCAAGCCTCAGCAATGCGCATACGCGTACCCTGGGACCACCTGCAACGAGTATCTCGATTCAATGGCCGACCAACGCATTTACCCTCACGCGTTCTGTGCAACGCGTGGGCAATGTAGGGGATGCGTCTAATGCGCTGTACGTCCGATGATTGTACGCGCATGGCAACGGTGGCCATCGATGGCTGTAAGGTGTGTACAGCATGTCTATTGCGCGTTCTATCGGACATTGCCGAACGGCCACTGACATACATTCCGATGGTATTGCCATTGAACGCCAACGTGCTATGGCGGGATGCCACCTTGGTGCGACAACGCCTAATACGTTGAGTCCTGGGCCACGTTGCGGCAAGGTACCGGCCACGTTTACTAGGCAGCCGCGCGCTGCCTACCCCCGACAGTACCTCAAATCAGGATACAGTCTATCCTAGAGGGGAGACAGTCAAGGCGAGATGGATGGCACCATAGGTACTGGATCCTGTAGCCACACCCATACATCCTGGGGTGTCATGAGTCTTGGGTCCTTTGGACAATATACTCCCCCTTCCTGTAATGCAGCAGCTACGAGTGAGGAGCATATCCAAGTATCTTTCTCGTAGAACACTATACCCAAGATCGCTGATAGCCAGCATGATACCAGCTCCAATACCCCGTACTGTTTGCCCACTTGCCTGTTCAGAAATCTCTGTACCAAATCCGCATCAGGTAGCTGTCTTGTATACAGCGGTACAGGTGCATCAAGTACTTGATGCACAACACCTTTTCGGGTTGCTTCATAATATACTCCTTCAATAGCAATACCTACATGATTGATCTTAGACCGAGTTACCAGTTGAACTATCCTGGCAAACGGGTCACTGCCCGAGAAGAACATTACGATCACGGTTTCTCCTATAAAGTTCTCTCTGGGCTTTTTGCCTGCATGGCTTACACCTTACGGCACCTGTACTATCGATCAGCTGGTTCTCTGGGATCCATTTGTGTAATCCCTTTGTACACTTGCCACTGTGGGTAGGTAGGGGTTTGTGCTTCTTTCTCATGTATTTACTTCTCCATGTTTCTCGGCACTCTATACACCGGGAATCGGGAGCTGTATTCAGGGGAGTTAGATAATGGAGTTTCTGGCGGCACTTCCGGTAATCGCTAGCGATTACGCAAAAGGTACCCCCACAATGTGTACCTCCGGGACGTAATTTTGCATCAACACAATCGTTACAGGTGCAGTCACATCTCAATGCTTTTCTTCTTCCATGTGAATATGATCGATCTGATCTAGGGGCCACATAGCGTAATGCCTATCTTTATCGTGTTCACCCATAGATAGGTTCAGGAATCCATTCTGGACCCACATATGTTTGACGTGTTCGTAGTCGATGGGCGAGGAAAGAGAATCACGGCGTAGGATATGAACAGTTGTTAGGTGAGCACACACGGTACTAGCACTTCCTTCAAGGAGCTGGTCTGAACTGACAGGTATGATGCTGGTGTTCAACTCTAACCCATTGTCCAGTCTGAATACAATAACTACCCGCCAGGCAAACTGTTATCTGCTTTCGGCATACCGGACAATTCGCCCCTTTTTCTTGTTCAGCCATTCAATCAGCTTTCTAATCTCCCACCCTAGTAGGAATATATTGTGATCCGTACCAACAACTTCTCCATAAGAATTTGTTTCTACGCTTGTTGTAAATTCCTTCGTATAGATCAAGTATTCGGGCACTATCTCTAGCCTCCGGCCAACATCTGTCGCATAAATCTTCTGTGATTACTGGTTCTTTCTTCCTCCATCCAAATAACTCTTGTCTTAGAATATTTTGAAAACAAACCGTATGAATTATGGGGTTCAGATCATTAGCCTTATGCCATAGATCCAGCCAGGGTCTTACATAAATCACGGTACCAAGCATACTGGTAACAGTGAACGCATGTTTTGTGACGACATGTAGATAGCATAGGCAATCCCACTCTCCAGGCTCGCATCATCCAAGCCAAGCTGTCCGCCGATTCCAGATACCGTAGTCTAAGTCCACTGATCTTGACCCCAAAACCGTGTAGCCTCGGGACTACCTTCGAGACGGTTTTTACTATCCGCAGTATTTCGAGAGTGCCCTGTCTCCGGCATATTATGCCGAACAATTGGTTCAAGTCCACCTGGAACTTGTCGTAGAGATCGACGTGCCGTAGATAGTCTTCTAAGTTCCAACCCTGCAGGACCGGAAGCCAGTTCACCGACGGCGCCAAATCGCGTAAAGATAGATATGAATAAACGGTGAAACGTTGATGCTGGGATACAGATCCCCCAGTTTTCTGCAGTATCGTCGGCTCGCACATCCAATCCTGGATGGCTGCCCACTGTAAGTGGGATACCTGCTGCCTGTAATATTCCGCAGATTGAGCGTACTGTTTCGGGGAGATTGTCCACTTCCCGTTGAGTGAGAGTTCTTGGAAACCGCCGCTGTCCAGTACCCATGGACCCCATGCCCTTCTTACTCTTTTTATCTTACGTAAAATCCTATAAGATACCATCCAGGATGGACTGTATGGCTTGGCCAACCATCCTGGTTTGTTAGTCCCGACGTAGAAGATCAATCGTTCTTTTTACCCGGCGAACAGAACAAGCTACATTCAGCGCTCGTCAAACCAACTAATTCAATCTGTACATCATAATTGGCTTCTACTCTGATTGGATCATCCATTACTTCAGTAGAGTTTTCTCCACGATATACCAGTTGGGGGTATTCGCCTTTAGGAGTAGATATGTACACAGTATAACTGAGAGGAGGCTGACCATGTATCACTATTCTATTTATGTAGTATGGTTTAGTTTGTCGGGGAAAGAAAACACGAAGATATGGGTGTACTTTGTCTCGGATCTCAAATTCATCTGGCATACCTTTATAGTAGCATGTAAAATGCCTATCTCTAAGGTACACTCTAAGCGAACTAGGAACCTTGCGTTCAAGATATGGCGACGTGAAGGTAAGAACCTCACCAAGACTTCCCGCGTACTGGATGCAGAGTATCGTATAAAAGTTGAACCGCCAACCATTATGAAGTGGCGGGATAAAGAGCTTTGGGAAGCCAAGTCTCATCTCATTGAAAATCAGGTCCGTAGACTGATGCGCAGTTCTGACGACCCTGTTCTTCAGGAGATGGCTTTAGACGACAGCATGTTCATGCGCTTTCTGGGGATTATGACCAGGCTGATAGAGGACGTTATTGGCAAAGCCCAAGCCCGGAAACGTTTTCTACCCAAGAACAGTGCTGAGTTGATGAAGATGATGGAGTTCGTAGCCAGCCATCAAGAACGTATTTTGGGTAAGCAGCAGCGTGAAGCTGGTGACCGAGATAAGAACGGGGGTAACATCACTATCAATGATAATCGCCGCATCGTGCTTCAAGGTAAGCTACAAGCACTACCCACGGGCCAGAGGCAGAAGGTAATCAGCGAGATTCATGGTGCAATCCCGGACCAGAAAGCCAAGGCACTGGCCAGGGTAAGGGCACAGGTTTGGGACGAAGATGAAACAGAATCCCCAGCTAGCTAGTATTTACGCTAGTGCTGCGGAGTTGATGAAGGAGGACCCGGAAGCAGGACTAGAGTTATTGGCTGATTTAGATGTGGTAAGCTGGCTACAGTATATCAGTATGAAAACAGAGAAAGGTGAGAATGTAGAGTTCCAAGATCACGTACCTTTGATCGATATTCACAACGAGTGGCATCCACGTCAAGTATACAAAAAGGCTGCCCAGATTGGTTTGACGGGAACGGCGGTAAACAAGGTGCTGTGGTATGGGGACCACAACAACGTCACCATCATTTATTGTGTAGACGAACAAACAGAGTTACTTTCTAAGAGAGGTTGGCTTTCTCAAGAGCAATTGACCTTACAAGATAAGATACTTTCTTATGATCCGATTACTCAGACTTCTAGATGGTCTGACGTACAGGAAGTGTTTAGAAAGAAAGTATCTATGGAGTTGACTAAATTGTCAACTTCTAGATTTTCTGCTCTTGTAACTTCGAATCATAGATGGATTGTAAAAGATGGATTTTGTAAAAAAGGTGAGAGTGATATAAGAGACGCTGAGTTTGTAGAAACTACAGAACTTAGAAAGGCGCATAGGGTAATACCTATTGCAGCTCCATATCAAAACAATAATACAGGAGTTTATTCTAATGACTTCGTAGAATTAGTAGGGTGGGTTCTAACTGAAGGATGTTATGCAGAAAGAATGAATCCAAATAGAACTAGTATTGGTATTGTTCAATCTGCTGAAGTAAATCTCGATAAATGTATTAGAATCAAGAAATTGATTTCTAGGATGAATATACATTGTCGAGAGTATATGAATGAAGCAAATGGATGTTGGATTTGGAATATATCTGGAGACATACCAAAACAGATAAGACAATTATTTCCAACTAAAGAACTATCCTTTGAGTTTGTAAACCAACTAACCAAAGAGCAACTAAATCTGCTTATAGAAACAATGATCGATGCAGATGGATTTAGAGGGAGTGTAGATAAATCGTATGGTGATGTAAAAGTATTCGTTCAAAAGAGCAAACAAACTACAGATGCATTTGCTCTAGCATGTATACTTGCCGGAGATGCCGTAAGTATCAGGCAAAGAAACGGGGGTTTACAGGATTGGGGAGTTCATGTACTAAAGAATAATGAAATACACGTAGATCAACTTGAATTTTCTAGCCAACAATATAATGGGATTGTTTGGTGTCCCAGGACAAGAGATGGAACTTTCTTGGCAAGAAGGAATGGTTCTGTTTATTGGACTGGAAACACGATGCCGACTGCTGACGACGTATACAAGTTCTCACACGGGCGGTTTGCACCTGTTATTCGGCATAACTTCTATCTGCGCAAGCGGATGAAGAATATCGATAACGCCACCCAAAAGCAAATAGGCAACAGTTGGATATATTTTCGTGGAGCCCAGAAGGATACTCAGGCCATTTCAGTTCCAGCCGATGGCCTTATCACGGACGAGTTCGACTTCAGCAACCAGGACGTACTGGATACTTTTAGAAAGCGCCTAACGGCCAGTAAGAATCCTTTTGAATGGAACTTCTCTACACCTACAATCCCAGACTTTGGAATTGACGCACTTTTCAAGCAGACAGACCAGCGATTCTTCCTTATAAAGTGCGAACGCTGTAACTATTGGAACAACCTGGACTTCTTCAAAAACACCTTTTATCTTACTACCAAGCGCAAGTATATCTTTGGTTGTAGAAAGTGCAAGAAGGTACTCAACAGACGTAACGGGGTATGGGTAGCCAAGCACCCGGAACGGGCTACGGATGCAGTCTACGAGCAGCGCGGAGAGCACTGGAAGCTGGTCGAGCCCGCCAGCGGCATACGGGGTTATTTTGTGAACCCCTTGACGTTTACCTTCGTCAAGGCCAGCACTCTTTATCAGGAGTGGGAGCGTGCAGATAAAAGCCCGCGTCCTAGCTCCAAGAAGAACTTCTATAACTTCAACCTGGGTATGCCTTATGTAAGTGGTGAGAGCCTGATTACAGACCAAGACATCCGCAGTCACATGCAGCAGGAATATGACCCAACTGGCTACAACGTCTTTGGCTGTGACCAGGGTGATGTGCTGCATTGGGTAGTGAAGCATATATCCCCGAGCGCACGTCCCATCATTGCTTTCGGCACCACAACTTCGTTTGAGGAAGCTTGGAACAAGTTCCGAGAATGGAACTGCAAAGTGGGCATAATAGATGCATTACCCAACAAGCATCCTGCCAGAACACTGGTTCAAAAATCAGGCAAACGCCTTTACATGGCTTACTACAAGGAACAGAACGAAGCCACAAAGGAAAGGATTGAAGACAAGAAACCTGAGCCTGGTAAAAAGGACCGAAGAGGTTTATATTCGCACTCCAAGAAGGAGACACAGACCCTTATGTTGGACAGATCCGAGACGCTTGATTTGTCCGCTAGGGATTGGATTGAAGGTCGGGCTTATCTGGCTCGCTCAAGGGATTCTGTCTCAGAGGACGTACAGGAATTTATCAAACAGATGCAAGGCTTGAAGAGGGATTTACAGGAAGACCTTCATGGTAATCCTCGTGTCATATGGGTGCGGGTAGGGGCGGATCACTTCCGTCATGCTGACAACTACGCCACGTTGGCTGCCGAGTTGAGGACCGTAGGTAGTTCCAATCAGATCGCGGTAACAGGATCGTTGGGTAATATGATTTTACCTGATGACAGGTCCTTCAGTATGAAGGATTTACTGTTACCACCACCCGAAATGACCTCTACTTTCTAAGCTATTTTCAAACCCAGGCTAGGATGTAAAAATGCCGCCCACTGCAAAAATCAAAGTTGAGCAACTGAATCCCAACGGGAAACCGCCAAAACCCTCCATAAAGGAGTTGGGGACGGCGGTAGCATCCCTTGTTGGGATAAACCCGTATGGTCTCTTCCAGGAAGAGGAGCTGGCTGGCTTCGCCAACGTAGCTCTTGAAGACTTGGAAAGAATGATCCAACAGGATGGAGAAGCACAGTCACTTTATCGTATCCTCACCATGCCAATCAAGGCTAGTGAGGTAAAGATAACTCCAGTAGACGGTGGGCAGGCCGAAGCAGATTTTATCAGTGCACAATTACTCAATGCTCAACAGCGCGGCGGCATGAAGCTTAGTTGGAAGCGTGTAGTCAGCAACTTCTCACGGGCAGTGCTTACAGGGGCAGAAATAGGTGAGAAGGTTTATCGTATCCAGAAGTATCAGGGGCGAGAGTTGATAATGCTGGATAAGATAGCTCCACGCCCCAGACGTACTATTCGCTTTCTTCAGACGTGGCCGCAGGGTGAGTTCAATGGCGTTACACAGTTCGTTCCAGGTAATCCTAGTCCTGTAACAATCCCTCCTAACAAATGCTTGCACTTTGTTGTGAATGCTGAGCACAATCCTATTTTCGGCCAGTCCATGCTTCTGCCAGCGTACTATCACTATCAGGCAAAGCACAAGCTGTACTACGTTGGTCACCTTGCTTACGCACTGGCGGCTATCCCACTAAAAAAGCTGCACGTACCCCCGGAGGCTGACCCGAACGACAAACAGAAGTTTGAGAACGCGGCAGGCAACATGGGCGTGAATACAACTATCACGGTACCGGAAGGTTACGAGATAGAGTTTGAAAAGGGTAACGCGCCGCCCGATATGACTGTGCCAATCAACCATCATGACGATCAGATGGCCAAAGCAGTCCTGGCTCAAATCCTCAACCTGGGCACGGCGGGCAACAATGGCAGTTATGCTCTGAGTGAGACGCATTTGGATCTTATTTTCATTGTAGAAGAGGCCATGATGGATGACCTTTCTGCATTGATAAATACAGATCTGATCCCGGAGTTGATTGACTGGAACTTCGGTTCGGGTAAGTACCCCATTGTGGAGGTATCGCCTAGTTACACAGACAGAAGGGAGGCGATCAAAGAGATATTCCGTCACCTGGCTGGTGCTCGGCAAGCCAATACTAGTCCTGATTTCATGCTGGCGTTGGAAAAGTCTATGGCTGAAATCTTAGGCTTCAAAGATATTGACTATGCAACCAAACAGTCTGATATGCAGAAGGATATCTCTGAACGTCAGCAGGCCCAAAGCGGTGTGGCGCAGGTACAGGTAGCCAAGACGCAAGCCCAGACGGCCAGGATTGTAGCTAACAAGCCCACTCCCGCGCCTGTAGCTGGGCCGCCGAGAGCCCAAAAAGCACCTGCTGCCCGAACAGGTAAACGGTCAACTTCCAAGCCTCGAGCGACTACAAAATAAGGTTAGAAGTGAATGCCCTGGTCTAAGAACAACGTGCCACGACCCGCCAAGAACTGGTCTCCAGCAGCCCAGGCTCTTTGTATACGGGTAGCTAATGCTGCCCTCAAAAACGGAAAGTCCGATCAAGATGCTATTTACGCATGTATAGGTGCTGTGAAGAAAGCTTTTCCAAAAGAAATAGGTAAACATGAGGAGGGACGAGGTAGTCTATCTGATTCAGCTTTCGCAATTGTTGAAACTGTGAGCGGTAAGAAGGTACGTGCGTTGCTCCATCATACACCAGATGGCAAGTTGGACCTGCCGCTTCTCAGGAAAGCGTTAGCTCGTGCGAATCAGGTAGAGGGAGTTTCGGAAGCTGTCAAAGAAGCTGCTCTCGCGCATCTCAAAGCGCACGCCAAGTCAGCGGGCGTAGGAGAACAGAAGGCGGCTACGGAATTCTCAGCTCAGTTCTACTCAATTCATAGCATCGAACTCAAGGAAGGAGAAAACGGACGGAAGATTAGTGAGCTACAGGTCTTACCCGAAGGTAAGTTCCAGCATCCATGGTACGGGGAATTGGACTTTACAGCTCCAGTTCTACGTGCCGCCAAGCGTAACTTCGATAATCATATCCTAGGTACCGATATCATGGTCGATGAAGGCCATGACCGAGGTAAAGCACTCGGTTGGTATAAGGAGTTGCACTACGGTAAACGAACCTTGGGTGAACAGGAGTTTCAAGGTCTGTGGGGAACTATCGAGTGGACGGAACTCGGTGAAGAACTGCTGGCCAAACAGCTCTACAAATACTTTAGCGCCGAAGTTGGTTCTTGGACTGGACCAAGCGGCGACAAAGTTCCCAACGTTTTGCTCGGTGGTGCCTTGACCAACCGTCCGTTTTTCAAACAAATGCCTGCTGTCAAACTCTCGGAAGGTCAGATTGAAGACAGGTTTGTAATCGGCTTGTTTGGTGACGAACAATGGACCTTTGAGTTACCAGCAGGTAATCAAGAGGAGGAACACGAATTTTATACTGGCTTCGGGGTACCCGAAGATGATGATGAAGAAGAAGAGGATGAAATGGACGAACTGATCGCGGAGATCAACGAGAAGTTCAAGAAGAATTTTGCGTCCACCGACGAAGTCCTAGCTTTTATCGGAGATATGGACGAAGGTGGTCAATTCGCAGAAAAATTTCGCACTGCATTTGGCGCTCTGGGAATTGAGTTCAAAGATGGCGAAGACCCGATTGCGGCGGTCGCCAAAGCCTTCAAAGCGGCGAAGGACCAGAGCGCCGAGCTTACGGGCCGCGTCACCACCATCGAACAGCAGCTTACGGACCAGGCTTTCGAAACAGCTTTCTCATCCAACCTGCGAGCAGGGAAAGTAGTTCCTGCCCAGAAGGAGAAGATGAAGAAGCTGTTCGATACTGATCGTAAGCTGTTCGACGAACTCATGGAAGTGACGGAAGCCCGAACTAGTTCTTTCGGCGCTCATGATATGGGTACCGAGCTTGGTAGCATCGGGGTTGCACCTGAGCCTGGTCAGGAAGGTCAGTTCAAGGACGCCAACAGTGAGGATACAAGGACAGAAATCAAGCGGTATGCTTCACTCGATGCAGGCCGCAAGATTGAGATTCCTAGCCTCGCAGCTGCCCGTAACGGTCACAAGGAGTAGTCAATGTCAGTTCGTCGTTGGGGTTCAATCAGTACAACCCCGTATACGGGAGATATCCCTGAGATACTGAAGAGTCAGGAGCTGCTGACCAAACCCGCAGGTGGAGCAGTAGTAACGGCCAACACAGGCAAGATCTCACCAGGGTCATTCGTGCGTCGTCTCACGTCTGGCGGCAATATCTATTATTGGGTACCTACCAAGGTGGCCAAGGTGGATACTCTTCTCGGTGCTGTCACCGCCACAACGTTCTACGTCCGCAATCCTGTGTTTCTGGTGGGCGACACTATTACAGTCGGTCCTGACAACGGAACGATTGCCGCGATCAACTACGATACTGGTCTGATCACAACGGTTGCGGCGCTGGTTGGTGGAGCACCCGCTAATGGTGCTCGCGTCTTTTCGCAGACTGCCGCAGACTTGACGATCGATGCCATTTCGTTGGACTTCTTGCCCAATATTCCAGATAGTGCCCAGGCAGTAGAGGTAGCCATTTCGGGCATTTTCAAGAAGGACTACTTTGACATGCTGTATCATGCGACTGATATTGCAACGTGGGGTGCTATTGCCGTGCCCGCGTTCAATGCGTATCGGTGGTCTTAGCTCATGCCTCAGATTAGTCTTCTCCAGCCGACGGTTCTAAACGGGTTCCTGCGTGAGCGCCCGTTCCCACAATACTTGCTCGGACTACAGCTCATGGGTCGGCCAAATGACTGGCCGTATCCATACTGGAAGTATGACATTATTCGTGGGAACAACAAGATGTCCAAGCCGAACGTGCCCAACAGTGAAGGTCACATGCGAGGTGCGTTGGGAATGCGTTCCCTCACTGGCTCGTTCATCTATTTCCGTGACAAGAAGCAGTTCCAGGCCACCACCCTTTACTGGCTGCGTCAGCCAGGTGAAGTTGCTCGGGCCAATGCAGAAGCTGCGGTTGCACGGGAAGTAGCCGAGTTGGATGATGCCCAGATGTTTTTCCTGGAGTATTCGTTCTGGCAGCCATTCCTCACAACTTCGTGGGGATTGTTGAATGTCAGTCGTTTCGACGCTCCTCCGGTCAACATCAACTACAATTTCTCAGCAACCCACAACGTTGTTCCAACAGTGTTGTGGTCGGATCTGGTCAACTCCAATCCAGCAGCCGATCTGGCGGCTTGGAAGACCACTATCATCGCGGATTCGGGCTTCATTCCTCAGAACATCTTCTGCAATAATCAGACGTTTCAGAGGTATGTAATCCCGAATGCCAAAATGCAGGGTCTCTGGTCACCCTGGATGAAAGAACAGTATTTCCGTATGGGTACTGTTCTCGGACTCTTCGGTTATGACTGGACAATGTACGATAACCAGTGGGTGGACGACTGGACCACTCCTGGTGTCACCACCAGTAACTACTACATCCCCACTGGAAACGTCATGATTGGCGCTCTTGACGGAGCAGGTGTGGGTCCAGTGGGTTGTTTACAGGGTCCGTCTGCTGACCACGATGCCTTGCGCCAGAATCCCAATTGGGTCGGCAAGTTTGGTAAGTCCTGGCTCGAGAACGACCCTTCAAACCGTGTGCATTTGCAGGAATGGAGTATCATTCCCACCTACGAGCGGCCTGACAACTTCATCGTAGCGAAGGTGATCTAATGGCCAAGAATAAGCATCAGGGAGAATTTTACAAGGTTGCCGCTGGTCTCACCTCAACTCGGGGTGTCCACGAGCACGGTGAGATTGTTTCCCATCGCGATATGGGAGAAGGCTTCGAACCACTTTCGCCCAAAACCCAGGAACAACGCTTTGGTAGGGTCATGTATGAAAAGCATGAGCCATCCGAAGAAGAACGAGCCAGGATGGGTCTGGGCGATGTTGATGATGAGGACCTTGAAGAGGAGGATGAGGAGGTAATCGAAGCCAAACAGCTCAAGAATATGACGGAAGATGAGTTGTGGCAGATGGCCCAAGCGGAAGGTCTCGAGTTTCCACGCGGCGCTCCACGCAGCACTGTTGAAGGAGCACTTGCCAAGAAACTGAGGGAGCGG